ATCAACAAGTTCAAATACCGAACAATGTGCGGTAACTTATAGTTCAGGATCTAAATCCAGTGATTGGTCAGTAAAAAGATTATTTTTAGCATTTAATGTTACATCTTATCAAACTGGATATACTATAACAAATTTAAAATTATATTACTTACCCACTACTTCTACTGAAGGGAGTAGCGGTGCTGGTATGAAAATGGCTCTTGTACAATCAACAGCACAGGGAAATGCTAATACAGATTTAACAACTAGTGATATTGATAATTTTGATGATAGCGTAGATTATGCTGCTAATGATGGATCTCAAGATAATACATGGAGAGATTTATCTACTTTATCGTCTGTTGATTTAAATGCTACAGCTATAAGTGCAATAACTAGTACAGGTTATCTTAAGATATGTATAATGGAGTATTTATATGATTATCCAGATACAGCGCCTACGACTAATCCTACTAATATGAAGGCTTTTGCTAATTATACTACAGTACCATATTTAAGTTTTACCGCTACAGCAATAGGTTATGGAAATGATGTAATAGGTGTTTCTAGCAGCAATATTGCCTCAGTAAACGCTATTGCAACTGCAGATATAAGCGAAATTATAGGAGTTTAAGTAAAAAACAATAAAAACGAGTAATAATACAATATAAGGTATAAAGGGTATTTTTTGGTTTACCTATCTTTTATATCTAAATAAACGCGTAAACCGGTAACCATTTAAAATATATAAAATGGCAAACAAATATTTAAACGTTCTTGTTGGTGGGGTAAATACTCCTATCAATATTGACGATGTTGTAGCAGTTGCTGCAACAGGACAAGCAGGTAATACGGCTTGTACAGCTGTATTAACTTACAAAAACTCAAGTACATTGACTTTAACAACTCCAGCTGATGACGATGGATTTGCAGTTGCAACAGGACCTGATGTAGTAAGATCTTTATGGGAAGCAATAATCGCTGCTAATGCTTTACCTTGGAATATGGTAATGTATCCAGGAACTTCTGAAGTTTTTGGATGGACTGTCCAGCCAGCTACTTCACAAGATAGTGAATATGCAAAACAAAGCGCTGTACCAGTTGCACCAGGAACATTTGAAGCTAAACAAAGTACATCTGTATTATCTAAAGATAGTGCAGCAATTGTATGGTCTACAGTTACTATAGCGTAACACAATTTTTATTAACCTTTAAAACCAAAACCAATGACGTTTTATTATCAGACTAAAACGTGGAATAGTCAACCACAATTAACCGAAGAAACTATTAACCTATGGAAACATCTTGCAGATAAAAAACACTGGAGGATAGTACAATTAGTTAATGGTTTTTATCAAACCGAGTACCAAAATCCTGAAAAGGAAGATGCTTGGATCGACGTAACCCGAAGAGAAACTATAGAAGGAGCGGAGGCTGCTATTGATGGATCAGTAGCGCACTATGCTAAAAAAGTAGATTTTGTCAAAGGGCCAAAAGTCGTGAAAACCTTTAAATAAAATCAAATATAATTAAATTATGTCCAATAAACTTGTGAAACATCTTAACTTCGGTAAAGATGCAAAAGATCAAATATTTGAAGGGATAAATAAACTCACTAAAGCTGTTAGCTCCACATTAGGGGCTAGCGGCAAGTGTGTTATCCTAGAAGATGATCAAGGAAAACCCATTATAACCAAAGATGGTGTAACGGTTGCTAATTCAGTAGTATTATTAGATGCTGTTGAAAATATGGGAGCAACATTAATAAAAGAAGCTGCTAGAAAAACTGTAGAAGAAGCCGGTGACGGTACTACTACAGCAATAGTATTAGCGAAAGCTATATTAAAAGAAGCAAGCGAAAAAGAAATTAATACTAGACAACTTAAAGAGGGTATTAATTCAGCTGTAAAAAAAGTTATAAAATATTTAGAAGATATTAGTATAGAAGTCACAGGCGACATGATTGATCAAGTTGCTACTATTTCCTCAAATAATGATTTTGAATTAGGTGAACTAATTGGCGGAGCATTTAAGAGTGTAGATAGAACAGGCGTTGTAATAATGGAAGAATCTAAAGACTTAACTTCATCAGTAAAGATCATTGATGGTATGCAGTATGATAGGCCTTTAAAGAGTTTACATTTTGTAACTGATCAAAACAAAGGTGTTGCTGAATTAAAAAATCCTCTTGTTCTAGTTGTAGAGTCTAAAATTGAAAACATACGAAAAATACAAGGCGTATTAGAATATGTTATTAAAAATAATAAACCTTTATTTATTATTGCAGATGTAGAACCTCAAGTTCTTGCAGCATTAGCAATGAATAAAATGAAAGGTAATATAAAAGTTTGTATTGTAGATGCTCCAGTATTTGGATTTACAAAGAAAGAGAAGTTAAATGATTTAGCTTTAATGACTGGTGCTACTGTTATAAATGAAGATTTAGGTGATGATATGGATTTAATCGATCCAAGTCATTTAGGAAAAGCTCAGAAAATAATTAGTAATAAAGATAATACTATAATACAAGTAGAGGAAACTCCAGAAGCAGTAAAAGATTTGATTGAAGAAGTTCAAGCAAAACAAGCCATAGAGAAAGTTCCTGCATATAAAATAGCACATGAAAGAAGACTTGCGTTATTAGCTGCTAAAGTAGCCGTAGTTAAAGTAGGTGCTAACTCAGAAATCGAATTAAGAGAAAAAAGTGATAGAGTTGAAGATGCTATTTGTGCTACAAAGGCCGCGATAAAAGAAGGTATAGTACCTGGTGGTGGTATTGCATTACTTAATGCTGCCGAACATATAGAAGAAATTAATGAAGCTGAAAAAGTTTTAACTAGAGCTGTAATTTCTCCTTATAAAATTATACTAGAAAACGCTGGACTGAAACCAGAAATGCCTAAAAAACATGGTTTTGGAATAGATGTGGTTACAGGAAATATGGTAAATATGATTAATAGTGGAATTATAGATCCATTATTAGTAACAAAAAGTGCATTATTAAATGCGGCTTCTGTGGCAACTACTATCTTATCAACTGATTGTATAATAAATAATATTAGATTACATGAGGGCGATAGGAAATAACTTAATTATAAAAAAAATAGAAGAATCTAATCAAAAAACTAAAGGTGGATTACTTTTAACTGAGAAACAACGTGAAGATGTTAGATTTCAGCAAGCTAAAGTAATAAACATTGGTGATGCAGTTGTAGCAGTAAAACAAAATGATATTATTTATTTTGATAAAGCAGCAGCACATAGAATAGAAATAGAAAAAGAACCATATCATGTCATTAGACAAGAGAATGTGGTCGTTGTTTTATGAAAAGGCTAGAAGCAAGAGACCTGAAAGAGATGAACTTGTTAAAACATTACCGTATAATACGCAAATGGGCTTCCAAAAACAACGGCTTAACTGATGCAGAAATAGAATTATTAATTTATTTAGACTGTATAAATCTATTTACAAGGAAAGATTTTGAAATGGGTGTATACTCTTTTAGTTGGAATAACAGAAGATGGGGTAAATTAATTCAAGAAGATTGGATTCAAGTGTGGAGACATAGAAATAGAACCACACAAAAATACAATATATATAAAATTTCATTTAAAGGTAAACAACTTATTAACAGAATGTATAGAATAATGTTAGGAAGTGAAGATATACCAACAAGTGAACGTAGAAATAAATTAATAGCAGGCAACACATATACTGATAAAGTAATGACACATGCTATTTATAATGTAAATAAAGATAAAAACAGATGAAAAAATCACCATTAAATGTTTCCATGGGAGACATCGTAGGCTACATAGGAGGGGGAGCATCAAAGGCAGCTGGAGAGAAAAAATATAAAGTTTCCCGAAGATTTATAGATAAAGTACAAACTTTATGGCATGAAAGACCAAAATCAGGTGGTGATGATGTACCAAGTTTTCAAACAGCGGTACAAGGAGATGTATCAGATAATGTAATTCAATCAGCCCCTGAAACACCGTTGGCTGATCCACTAACTAATCCTGGGGCAAGTGTTGCTGCAGAAAACATGTTTGGTGCAACAATACCAGGATCCTTTGATAGATCAATGGGTGCGCCTGAAGAAGAAATATTTTAAAACAAACAACAATTATGAAAAAATCACCACTTAAAATGATAGAAGACAAGTCTCACACACATGCTTCTAAAAACAATTCCGTTGGAATAGTTGGGGAATCTCAAATATGGGATGGTCCATTAGACCAAGAAGGAAGACCGCATGGAATAGGATCCAGCTCTGGAATACACGGTATGAAGTTGAAATTAGCTTCTGTACCTTATAAAGCAGGTCCAATATCACAAATCGCTAAAGGAAAATAATTATGGCATATAGACAAATAAACAACCCACTATCTAGAAAATCTAGTTCACCATTAAACAAACATGATGAATGGCAAGCTAAAATAGATGCTGCAAGAGCAAAATGGGATAAAGAACAACCAGAAGGAGACTTTTATGAAGTTTATGCTCATCTTTTTAAAGCACAAGAAAAAGCTAGAAAAGCTCATAAAGACTAAATAAATAAAAATAATAAATAATCATGATAATAAATGCAAGTTCGTATACTAGCGCCATCCCGGTAGCAATTAGTGACACAATAAATATTCCGGGACCTACAGTTAGAGCTAGTGGCACAACCTCAAGCCTTACTGATGATAGATTAGTAAATACTGCTGCTAATTTTATTACTACTTTTAATGCTGATGGAACAGTTAATAATCAAGGTGTTGCTGTTGGTATGATAGTTTATAATATGGCTGCTATGAATACTACTGCTTGGGAAGGACCAGAGGCCGCTCAAATATTAGAAATAGTTAATGATACTACTTTAAGATTATCAGCTAATATATTTCCTGTTGCAGGTGCGCCATCAACTACTCAAGATTACAATATTTATGATCCTAACCAAGCTAATCCTAAAGGGGCTATAATTCAAGTAGGGTCAGCAGAAAATGGAACAGGTGCAGCTGATATTTATGTTAAAACCATTGACGGTGATGATATATTTATGTCAGGAATACCTTTAGGAACAGTATTACCTGTAGTTGTTCAAAGAGTAATGGTTGGAACTGCTGCTACAACAGGTAGACCTAACACAGAAACAGATGCTGAAAACATAATAGCATATATATAATAATTTAAAATAAATAAAAATGTCACATCACCCAATACATAAACACATGCATACTCATATTACAAAAAGTAATGTGAAAGCAGCGATAAGAGATGACAAAGCTCATATGACTTATCTTAAAGAAGACGTCGATAAAGACCAAAAATATGGTGGAAAATATAAAGACGAAAATCAAACAGCTGATGAAAAACATATTTCTAAATTAGCTGGAGACGTAAAACATGATGAAAAGAAAGAACATAGTTCACCAGCGCATCATGGATCACATAGAATACCCGTAATTAAAGACGGCTCTAGTCACAGGCATGGTGGTGGTGGCAGTACTACTGTTGGTAAGCCTCGTAAAGAAAAGAAAGAAGGAATTTCTCGGAGAGAATCACCTAAACAAGAAAAAAAAGATCTTGATAATGATAATATAGTGGCTGAAGATGCAACTAGAGAACAAAAATAAACAATCATGGCTTATAAACAAAATAACAATCCGTTAAGTAGAAAATCATCTCCTTTAAATCAAAAAGATATAACAGAAATAAGAAAAGAACCTGGTAAATCTAATGCTGGTAAATATCCAGATGTAAAAGATTTTGCTGGGCCTGATGGAACTTACCCTATTAATACAATAGAAAGAGCAAGATCAGCATTAAGATTAGCGCATAATTCTCCTAATCCAGATGCAATTAAAGCTAAAGTTTATGCAAAATATCCTGAGTTAAAGCCAGAAAAATAATTATGCCCTATACACAAAAATGGGGTATTTCTAGGAATGCCTTTCAATCTCCATTAAATTATGATGATCCAGCTAAAACTTCTTCTAGGGAGGAGGATATGCCTGATATACCTAAAGTAGATACGGATCCAAATAGTGATGAAGATATTATTGTTAAAAATAATGAAAAAGCTGAGGAAGAATATTCATGGAAAGATGCCGGTAAGGATATATTAAGTCATAGTTGGGATCAATTTAAAGAAAAAGACTGGAAAGGTAAACTTAGTACTATTATGAATCCATCTACTTTTATAGATACCTCAATTAATCCTGAAATTGATAAAAAGCTTGATACTTTACAAAATGCCACTACTTTAACTTCTTTTGGAGCCGGAGTAACTGGTGGTGGAGAAGTAGCGTCTCTTCCTATGGATGCAATGAATTCTTTATTATCTTTTAAAAGAGCTAAGGATATATACTCAGATGTAAAAAGTGGTGATAGAGAAGATGTGGCCTATGGAGACGCACGAAGGCATGCGGGATATGGAGTATGGCATGGTGCTGAAGCTATTCCTTTTATAGGTACTGCATTTGCAGCAACTCGATTAGGATCATTAGGTATGAAATATATGCCAAAAACAATGTCAACTCTTCCAAAACTTACAGATAAGTTAGGGAAAGGATGGAGTACACTTATGAATAAAGCACCTGCTAGTGTTCAAAAATTATTTAGTAAAGGTAAAGGAATTAAGGGAAGTCATCATGGAACATCTCAAGCTGCTGATGTAGCACATGGGACTTTATCTGCTTCTGAGGTAGCAGCAAGTAATGCACCAACATTACCTAAAATAAAATTTCCTACTAAACCTTTAGCTACTACTCCAACAGCTGTATCTGGTTTTGGTCCAAAAATAGCTAGTATGTTTATGGGACCTTCTACAACAAAATCAAAAAATATACCTTATGGCCTTTAAATTAAAACCTCCATTTGAAGAACAACCTCCAGTATATGAGAGAGATTTAGAAGAAGGGTGCTTAGGTAAAGGTAATAATAATGGTACTATTTTAATATCAGAAGATTTAGATCCTGTACATCATAAAAGTATTATTGATCATGAAAAAGTTCATATAGATCAAATTAAAAGAGGTGATTTAGATTATGATGATAAAAATGTATATTGGAAAGGCAAAACTTATCCTCGAAGTAAAATGAAAGAAGGAGCCCCAAATCTACCATGGGAAAAAGAGGCTTATAGTAAAACAGATGATTACGAAACATTATAATGGCAAAAAAGAAATTTAAAGATACAACAGTTGGGCAACTATTATTTGGTGCCGCTTCTGTTATTAACCCTACTTTAGGGAACGTATTACAAGGGCTTACATCCCCTAAAGAAGCATTAGCAGCTATAACTAAATCCGACGTAAGTGCGGAAGATAAGATTAAGTTGCAACAAATAATATACGATCAACAAAATAAAGAAATAGAATCTATTACTTCCAGATGGGAGGCAGATTCCATATCTGATTCATGGTTAAGTAAAAATGTTAGACCATTAGTATTAGTATGGTGTATAGTTATCTTTTCCTTAGCAGGTATTTTAGATAGTATTGAGAGTTTGCCTTTTCATATAAATGAATTATGGAATGACACTTTCGAAAAAATAATGATGTCCGTCGTTTTAGCCTATTTCGGTGGACGTACAACTGAAAAAGCAACTAGTATATATAAAAAGTAAAAATATATTAATAAGTAATAATAAATAGAGTAATAATAACAATTAAAATTAAATCAAATGGCAGAAAAAGTAAACAAAATTGAAGAACAGGAATTAACAACTGTTAAAGAACAACAAGGTAAAATTCAACAAGTTGTAATGGATTTAGGTACATTAGAAGTAAGAAAAGCTGAAATTTTAGGGGCATATGGCACTTTCGCTAAAGAGCTTGATGCTACTAAAAAAGAACTTGAGGAAAAATACGGTCAAGTAAATATTAATTTACAGGACGGTTCTTATGAAAAAATAAAAGAAGAAGACAAGTCTGAAGAAAAGTAAGACATGGACTCTATTATAAGAAAAATAAGTATAGGTGCAGACTATAAAAATGAAGCTATGCATTATTCTGTAGGCCAACAGGTTTATGGAGGGCATACTATTCATCATATTAGTTTAGACGAAGAAGACAGTTCTTATAATATCTATATAAAAAAAGGCAATGAGGTAATGCCATGGAAGAAGTTTAACTCTCACATGGCTATCTCAGTTGAATATGATTTAGAATATTAATGAATAGTATATATGATTTTATTATAACCCCTAAAGAAAGTAGGTATAATAATGAAGTTAAAATAGGAGATAAAACTCTTATTACAAATGCTAATATTGAAGATCATAAATTAGTAAGCAGGTATGCTATTATTAAGTCAATACCTTTGGCATATTCTTTTGATTTAAAAGAAGGTGATGAAGTAATTATTCATCATAATATATTTAGAAGATGGTATGATGTAAGGGGAAATGAAAGGAATAGTGCTCAATATTTTAAAGAAAATTTATATTTTTGTAAACCAAATCAAATTTATTTATATAAAAAAGATGATAATTGGTTACCATTTATGAATAGATGTTTTATAATACCTCTTAAAGATACTAATCCTCTAACAACAGATTTAGAGCAAAGGTGTATAGGTATATTAAAAATAGGTAATGATGAATTAAAAGCATCTAATATCAACCCAGGGGATCTAGTTGGTTATAAGCCAGGTCGAGAATGGGAGTTTATTATAGATAATAAGCGAATTTATTGTATGAAATCAAATGATATTGTTATAAAGTATGAATACAAAGGAAACGAAGAAGAATATAATCCAAGCTGGGCAAGTGGCAGTAAAAGAGTTAATCAAAGTTGCTAAGGAGCCTATTGTTGATTCTGATAGTGATATTTCCGCGGATAGACTTAAAAATGCTGCAGCTACTAAAAAGCTAGCTATATTTGATGCTTTTGAAATTCTAAATAGAATTGAAGAAGAAAAGAATATGTTAGAAGAAAAACCTAAAGAAGAAGTTAAAAAAGAAAAGGCTTTTAGAGGTTTTGCAGAAAGGAGGTCTAAATAATGTATAAGCAAACTTTATATAAAATTATAGATGACCATATTAAACCTAAAATTATTAAACGATTAAATCGTTATAATAAATGGCAATATGGATATAATAAAGAACATGATATTATAGTTATTAGTAAGACTGGTAAAATAGGAGAGATTTATGAAATACAAAATCTTAGAATAGCTTTACCTAAAGAAGAAAAACCTCATGAATTTGAGAATAAAACTTGGACTAAAACTGAATATCCTAAAGCTTTAAGCAGAATAAAAACAGTATTTAACTGGAGAGAATACCCAGAGGATTTTAAAGAAAAATGGTTTGAGTATATTGATGAAGAGTTTAAAAGACGTGAAGAAGGTTTTTGGTTTTATAATCAAGGTAAACCTACTTATCTTACTGGCACTCACTATATGTACTTGCAGTGGAGTAAGATTGATGTTGGGCCGCCAGATTTTAGAGAAGCCAATAGATTATTCTTTATATTCTGGGAAGCTTGTAAAGCAGACACAAGATGTTACGGAATGTGTTACCTTAAAAATCGTAGATCAGGATTCTCTTTTATGGCCTCAGGGGAGGTTGTAAATTTAGCTACAATATCGAGTGATTCCCGATATGGAATATTATCTAAAACTGGGCCAGATGCTAAAAAAATGTTTACCGATAAGGTTGTACCAATTTCAGTTAACTATCCATTCTTTTTTAAACCGATTCAAGATGGTATGGATCGACCTAAAACAGAGTTAGCATATAGAGTTCCAGCTTCTAAATTTACTAGAAGAAAAATAGAAATGGGAATGGAAGCTGCAGAACTTCAAGGATTAGATACTACTATAGATTGGAAAAATACTGGTGATAATAGTTATGATGGTGAAAAATTAAAACTATTAGTACATGATGAAAGTGGTAAATGGGAAAGACCAACTAATATTTTAAATAATTGGAGGGTTACAAAAACAACTTTAAGATTAGGTAGTAGAATTATTGGTAAATGTATGATGGGTTCTACTTCAAACGCATTAGACAAAGGAGGTAGAAACTTTAAAAAATTATATGATAACTCAAATGTTAAAAACAGAAACCGAAATGGACAAACTAGCTCAGGACTATATTCTTTGTTCATACCTATGGAATGGAATTACGAAGGATACATTGATTCTAACGGGATGCCTGTCTTTGACACCCCGGCTACCGAAGTTAAAGGACCGCAAGGAGGATTTATCAGTTTGGGGGTCGTCGAATATTGGGAAAATGAAGTTGATGGATTAAAGAACGATCAAGACGCTTTAAATGAATTTTATAGACAGTTCCCGCGTACTACTAAACACGCTTTTAGAGATGAATCTAAGTCGTCTTTATTTAATTTAACTAAAATATATCAGCAAATAGATTTTAATGAAGATTCAAATAATAGATCGGTAGTAACACAAGGTAATTTTTTATGGGATCATGGCATAAAAGATTCAAGAGTAGTATTTGCTCCTAATAATCAAGGTAGATTTTATATAACATGGGTACCTGATAGGACTTTACAAAATAGATATGTAGAAAAAAACGGTATTAAATACCCTGGTAATGAACATATGGGTGCATTTGGATGTGATCCTTATGATATTTCAGGGACAGTTGATAAAAGAGGATCTAACGGATCTTTACATGGATTAACTAAGTTTAGTATGGAGGAAGCCCCAGCAGATCATTTTTTCTTAGAATATATAGCACGACCACAGACAGCTGAAATATTCTTTGAAGATGTATTAATGGCTTGTATATTTTATGGGATGCCAATACTATGTGAAAATAATAAACCTAGACTTTTATATCATTTTAAAAGAAGAGGCTATAGAGGGTTTGCAATGAATAGACCTGATAAGTTTTGGAATAAATTATCAGTAACAGAAAAAGAAATAGGTGGAATACCAAATTCAAGTGAAGATATTAAACAAGCACACGCCGCTGCTATTGAATCTTATATAGAAAATGCTATTGGATTTAATGGTGATGATTATGGAGATATGTATTTCCAAAGAACATTAGAAGATTGGGCAGCTTTTGATATAAACAACAGGACTAGTCATGACGCTTCTATAAGTTCTGGACTTGCTTTAATGGCCTGTAATAAAAATAGGTATGCTCCAGTAAGTAGAAGAAAGCGCCAACCAATTGATTTAGGAATAAAAAAATATGATAACAAAGGGACATTGTCAAAAATAATTAAATAAATGAATACATACGCAAATCCAAATAGCGCATTTCCGAGCCAAACGGTGCCAGATGCTGAAAAAGCTTCCATTGAGTATGGAAGACGTGTTGCACAAGCTATTGAAGGTGAATGGTGGCAACAAGGAGGTAATGGTACTAGATTTGCTACTTCTTATAATAGATTTCATTCTTTACGTTTATATGCGCGTGGGGAGCAATCAGTTCAAAAATATAAAGATGAACTTGCTATTAATGGTGATATGTCTTATCTTAATTTAGATTGGAAA